AACCGGGATTTCTTGCGGCAACTACTACATCAGTAATAGTATTTTCATCGTATCCAAGTTCTTCATAATGATCTAAACTTTTGATTTTAATGCTGGTACCAACACCAACCATTGCATTTATAAGACCAGTATCATCTGCTCTTACAACACTAAGTGATCCACCATATGCCAAGAAAGAAGAAGCAGTGAGCCAGTGCTCATAGTGCTTATCTGTTCCGTATGGTCTTCCGAAGACTTCTAATAAGTCCTTTTCGCTCCCGACTATTGTAGGAACTTCTACAGGACCTTGTGCGAAAGGTGAAACAATCGCACCAATGCTAGTAGAAGTTGGATCAACTCTACCGACAGTTAGGTCTACTTCCCTTACTACAATACCAGGAGATGCTAAATTTAGTGGCATCTTGTTTTTCCCTCGCAGCCAAATTTATCTAAAAATATTTATGAAAAGGGGTATTTTCAGTGGGGAAACAATGCGTGAATATCTACCAATCAGGATATTCCCAATTAGATTGATATTTTTTTCCTTTTTTTACTCTCTCTATAGTACACTCCTTACATTCATAAGAATATGCTGATGGTAAAGTCTTTCTATCTTTTCTTGTGAGATAGTAATCTTCTATAAGATTTTTAACTCTTCCACAAACTCTACACTTACGATCAAAAAATAATAAATGTTCTAGTTCTATCTCATCATCAAAGGACATTACATATAATCCCACATATATGAACGATCTCCATACTCATCAGTATGCCATCTATCCCCATTCGCATCTACAAAACTTTCTCCACTATCTAAACCATCGGAAATAAATCCAAAAGGTGCCATATCCTGCTCAATCTGATTTTTTTGTTCTTCATAAATTCTTTTTCGGACATCATTTTCTGTCATCTCCTTAAAATAATCTTGTGCAACTAACCAAGAGAATATTACAAGACACATTGCAAGGTCATCATTACACCCTTCTTCTGCTTCAAATGAATTTCCTCTTTGAGCAAAAGTTGTCAACTCTGATATGATTTCATAGTCGGATGCAATTAATTTATCGTCCTCAATAAGTGTCTTTAAATTGGAACATCCCAATTTTTTAACAGAAGATGTTGTTCTAACTCCAAGTTGAGATTTCTTTCCACTAAATCCAGATCCGACAACTTGTCCATTTCTTCCCCTCATAGCACACATAAGAATATTTTCATATTCCAAATCATACTGAAGAATACTTGCAACTTGATCTCCAATATCATTCACCTCAATCAATAACCAAGATTGATTATATGCCTTTGCTACATCCAAAATAATATTTGGAAATAACATTGGTTTAACTTCATTATTGCGATATTTGCCTACAACTTTATAAGGGAATTCTGTTATATCAAAAATAATAAATGCGGAATAGTCATTACCCAATCCACGAGCAACGTCTACAGTAATCAGATAATTGTGCTCTTGTTTTGGTTCTTCGTAAATATCCAACCCTGCATTCTTTTTAATAGGATCTTCATAAACCAACATCTTAAGTTTTGCTGGATTAATAAGAGTATTGACCGATCCTAAGAACTCACACTCAAACTCAACCTTAAACTGCTGCTCAGAAGTGTTTGCAATCGTTTGCTCCTTCCAAACAATATCTCTACCAGGAACTTCAGACCAATGTACTTCTGTTGGAATATATTCATTCTTACCTTTTTCTGCATCATGCCACATACGGTAGAAGTGGTTCATACCATGAGGGGTAGATACAATAATTACTTTCGTGTTTTTGCCAGAAGTAATAGTAGGATAAACAGATGCAAAGAACGAGTCTGCAACATGGTTTGGTACGAAAGCGAATTCGTCGAGGAAGAGGATATTAAACGACATGCCTCGGACAGCACTCGCAGATGTAGAAGCTGCCAATATTTTACTGCCATTTTCTAATTCGATTGAACCTTTATTCCAGGATATAATACCCTGCTGCATCCATTTAGGCAAGTTTTCATAGGCAGTTGCTAATCTTCCCAACAATTCTCTTGCAGTTGCTGCCTTGTTTGCCAGAATGCCAATATTAACACTATCATTAAAGATAAGATAATGAAGAAGATATGATACAACAGTTGTAGATTTGCCCGTCTGTCTTGGCATCTTACAGATGTTAAATCTATTATTATGAAAATTTTGAATTAATTTTTGTTGAAAGTGATATGGACTAAACTGAGTTAATCCTTCATCAAGAGAAACAATCTTAACATAATTTTTTGCAAAATATATTGGATCTTCCCTACATTTAATGAATTCAATAACTTGCTCTTCAGTAAACTGAATAGAAGTATTTGCCTTTTTTAATAATGGATTGCCAAGATAAACTTCACTCATAATAAACCTCCAATTAATAATTACCTTTGTTCAATCCAGTTAAGTACCGCAAGTGTTGCTTTGTTGGTATTGGGAGAGGCACAGGCAAGAGTGTAAGTATCACTGATTGTACCAATACCAGATCTTCCAAGTTGCAATGCTGCTTTATCATCAACATCAACCAGAGAGGCACCACCAGCAATCGTAAATCCTGAGAGAAGTGCTTGACCTCCAGTGAGTGCAGTTGCTGTAGTATCATATTGCATAAAGGAGTTTGGATCTGGATGATCTGTCCAACTCGCACCAGTCAAAGTTGAGTTCTGGTAAAGTCTCCAATAAACATTCGTGTTATCGTTCGTTACTGCCTGTAGAGATCTCAACAACATAACTGACTGAAGTGCAGATGTCTTAAGACGCAAACTGATTACTGGATAGAAGGTGTTTGCGTTAGTCAAAGTTGTTCCAGTGATGGCATTTGAGACACTCAACAAAGTACCAAGTTTTTCTGGTTCACCTTCTTGGATCAGAGAGTTAGAACCCTGATAGAGATAATGAGTTCCAGCAACACCAGTTACATTCTCAATCTCACAACGAATTGGAAGGAATGGACTTCTACACCAAACTAAATCATTGACATTTGAGTTCTCAAATTCATGGCTAACAATAGTCTCATTTTTTATTAACCAATTAAATGTTACACCACCTGCACCATACCATTCATAGTTAATGGAAATCATCTGCTGTTTTGTAGCATCAGCAGTTACACCAGTGTATCCATTACCATCAAACTTTTCACCGTTCCAGTTTTCTCTGGTTACTCTTGTTTCTGTAGTGATACCAGTTGCACTGCTGCGAATTACATAAGAATATGTTCCTCCATCATCCTCAAAGTAAGCACCATCATTATCATCAAACAATCCAAATCTTCTGCGAATACCGACTTGTGGTGCCTCTAGACGAATTGCAAATGCGAGAGTTGCTGGTCTACCAGGAATGTATCTCATTACCTGTTTAGTCTGCCTGACAACCTTACTACCAGCAGTAGAACCAACTTCCATAACCACATTACTGGAACTGGCATTATGAGTAGCAGTTGCAACACCAACTAAACTCTCATCCCAAACATCAGTCTCCTTACCATACTGGAAGGTATTAAAGAAAACTGTTTGGAAAGGAGCAACCTTTAGTCTGTTATTGTCGGAAAACTGAGGTCTCCAGTCAGTCTGGTTTCCCCAGTGATCTGCGATGTTGAAAACTTCAAATAAAGATCTTTCCTGGTTTAGAAAGTCCTGTGTGTTCTTATTCCACTGAGCCATTAATCACTCCACGATAATCTTTCTGGTTGATATCTCTGTGCGTTTTTGATTCTAGAAGTATTTACCTGGCCAGGATAGATCTGATGAACAATCGCTCCAGGATACTCTCCTTGAATTTGTTCTGCGAGTTCATTCTTAGAAATCATTGTACCCTCTACTTCTAGACGATACATCTTTCCTTCCCAGACAACATCGGCAAAAAATGACTCTTGTGCCTGTTCTGGTTGGGAACCCCCCACATTGAGGGTTCCATTGAAATCACCATTGATGGTGATGCTTTCTGAGAGAAATTGTTGAAAACTTTTCATGGTTCAGCACTTCCAACGACGACGGGCTTTACAGACAGGTTTATCTGGGGTCTTAGAACAATCAATGTTATGCATATCTTGCTGACCCTTAGAACGGGCACAGAAGGACTTACGTCTCTTTGCATCCTTACTTCCTGGTTTTGGATCACCAGTTACGGCAGTCTTTAATTTGGAACCTGGGTTCTCACGACGATATGCCTTAACTGCTGCAGGACTCATTCCATCAGTTTTATCTGATTTATTAACCTTTTGCCAGTCTTCAGACATATCTCCACCTTCTACCTCTTCAGCATTATCTTCCCAATACTTGGGTCCATAAGCACATTGAGATTTTGTTTCAACTTTTTTACACTTGGGGCAATATTTTTTTACAGATGCTTCTGATAACTCTTCCCTCCAATCAAAAAATTCTTCTTTTTTGACTTTTACTTTTTTAGCATTCCCGGTTCTAAACTTACCAAATGGAGTTGGAAGTTCCTCTCCATATTCTCCCTTACTTTTTTCAACTTTATCTTGAGAATCTACGTCACCATCGACATCATAATCAATTCTTTTTGTTGCTTTCTTGGAAAGTTTTTGTAAATTTCCACCACCAATATTAGATTCTTCCTTTTCTTCTTTCATTTTTTCACGTTTTGCTTTTGCTTTTGCAAGAAGTCTCTGCTTAGCTGCTTCCCTCTCATCTTTTGGGATGGGAGTTACTGCACCCACTTTCTGATCAACATCACCAGGAGCATATCCTTCTTTTTTTACGCAGTTATTATAAGTTTTACCAAACATTTTTTTAGTTCCTTTCTTTTCATATCCTTTCCAACACTTTTGCCCCTCATCAATCTGCTGACCACCTGTGATTGGTTCTGGTTTGATAATATCTACAAATTCATATTCAGTTGCTTGAAAATCATCTCTCCAGTTAGAGAACTCATAAGACTCTGATTTATTGCCCCAGTTATCGGCACCAACTTTGCGGCACTTTACAAGTGCTCCAGATGCATAAGCAGAAGGCCAAACAGAATAACGTGACTTCACTTTATGGTAGCAGGCATCTTTTTTGCCACTACCTTTTCCTGGTTTATCTTTTGCCTCTGTTACTTCTACCTCTTCCTTTTTCATTTTCTTCTTGGGATCCGTAGAAACATACGTTGGTTTAGCAGCACCAGACTTTTGTTGTTGTCCAGGATCTGCTTTTTTCTTTCTTCTATCAGCAGAAAGTCTTTCCGATTTAGTCATACTTGCTCTTTTTGCTGAAGAAACGCATTTGGGTGTTCCTTCACCAGGTTCATCACTTGCACAAGTCCCACCTGTGACTACATTGACCCAACCACCTTTACCATCTTTTGATTTGGACTTACCAAACCAATCACGAAGACCCTCTTCATTCACATTTTCTTCATTAGTTACATAATCTGCTGCAGTGTCAATATAATCTGCTGCCTTTGTAATTTTAGATTGTACCCATGCTTTAAGTTCACCCTCACCCTTTTTCCCCATCTTCTTTTGAAGACGTTTTGTGGCATTCGCAATAGTTTTTAATTCTGAACGAGCCATAGAATATTCATGGTCTTTTTTCTCTTCAGTCATTTTTTTCTTTTGACCTTGACAATGGGCACGTTGACTAAATCCTTTTGGGTTATTGCAGTCAATTGACTTTTTATATTTTTCTGACCAACCCATTAGAAAATATTTTACTCTCTATTATTTAGAAAACCTTGCTTTAGCATTTTTTGTAGTTCTGATGTCGATCCAACAAATACTGCATTATTAGTGACATTATTAGTAGTCTTTTTAGAATCCTCTTCAACGTCCTTAAGTTTTTTCTGAAGATCTATCAACTTGTCGGTAGTATCAGCAACACTCTTAATCAACTGCCCTGCGACCTCGTATGCTCTTGGACTACCTCCTTCACCTGCTACCTCCATAATGCCGTTGATTGCCTCCTGACCCTTTTCTATGAGGGAGTAGAGGTTTGCACGACTATACTCATAATCTTTATCAATATGACCATCTCTCGTCGTATTGATAGGTTTAATCTCAGAAGACTTATTTTCAGATTCAATAATATCACTCGTTGTATTGAGTGCATTATCTATCGATTCATAATTATTAGACATAACTATTAAATATCAGTTTGTTGGGTTGGGCTGTATTGTTTGGAATCCTGGAAAAAATCCCATTCCTCATTAAATCCAAAATCATCTCCAGGTTCAAGAAGTGCATCGTCAATTGAATTAATCACTCCATCATTATTCTTATCTTCAAGTGCTTTAGGTGTTACTGTATATCTTACTTCACGTTTTGCAGTTTGGGTATTTGTGCCCGAATACATATCAACTTGAACCTTACGAATAAGACCATCTGTAGAATCTGCAATAGGGCCGAATAGATATGTTTTTGCAGTGAATCTTAAAGTATAGATAAGTGCTCTTCTAGTTGAAAAATCTCCCTCATAGTCATCTTGAAAATCGATACTATCAAGAACTATAGGAACATCTCTTTTTTCTCCGATAGAATCTACCAAATCGATTGTTAAATTAAAAGATGGTTGAAAAAATGGTAATATTTGTTCTACTATTTGTAGTGCATCATCATTTAATTTGCTGAAAATATTTAATTCGAACGTAATATTATAAGGAACGGGCATGTATACCTTTTTTACATTCCCTCCATCATCGCAAGTTTTAAATGTTTGAGTAATTCCAGTTTTTCTTGTTGGATCATATTGTATTCCAATCATCTCAAATGACATTCTTGGAAGTGTAATAGCAACAGATTTTGATAATTCTGCCTGCTGTTGAATTTTTGCTAGAAATTTCTGAGAAGGTCCATATGATAAACCAACCTTAGTTTCATCAGCAACACTATTATCTTTGTTTAGATGTCTAATATAAACATTATTAAATAGAGTTCCAAATCCTACGATTGTTTTTCTTATAATTTCGTGATAAAAATATGTTCCTAACATTAGTATTCTCCAAATGGATTTATTTCAGTAAAATCTAATATATTATCCGCTTCTATTTCAATCTCTTCATTTGTGTCGTAAGATTCTTCATAACTATTATTATCATATGATTTAAGTATATAGGTTGCAGAAGATGCTGAACCTACAATAACTTCTCCTCTAGAGAATTGTCCGCTATTCACTGCAACTTTAAGGTCTCTGGGAGGATAATTAACATCTAAATCTGTACGGAGTTTGTATGATCTAACTTCTGCTGTTGTTCCTGAAAGTGATCCAGTCACAGTTTCTCCATATACATAAGTTCCACCTATACTTACGGTAGAAGCAGAAGAAATTTGAACTGTTGGTGCTTCTGTATATCCAAAACCAGAATTTACGATTTGAATTCCAGTAATAGTTCCTGTACTTGTATTAAATGTTGCCTTTGCAATCGCAGAGGTTGATGCAATTCCAACAACAGTTACTGTTGGTTCAGTGTAATAATTTCTTCCACTATTTGTAATTGTAAATTCATTAACTGCACCATTTGCAACTATTGAGGTTGCCGCGGCACCGATGCCACCACCTCCAGAAATTGTAACTGTCGGAGGATTTACTGTGCTATATCCACGTCCACCAAAAGTGAGTCTTATTGAACTTATTGATTTTGCATCACCAATAGAAGTTGTGATTGCTACAGCAGTTGCATTATCACTAGAATTTCCTGTTGGAGATGAATCAATAGTTACTGTTGGGGTTGATGTATAAGAAGATCCATCATCGGTTAATATGATTTGGCTTATGACACCATCATCAATAGATGCTGTTGCTGTAGCAGTAACTCCAGTTCCATCTAAAGTGAGAGAAGTGATATAACCCTCATCTTCTACTGTCTTATCAATTTCTTCAATAGATGTGTCAATATCTTCATTTTCATATTCATAAAGTTCGCATTGAAGTTCAAAGACATAATTTTTGCCTAATTGGTAAAAAGGTTTTTCATGCTCAACTCTTTTAATTTCAAATAATCTCTGACCCAAAGGAAAATATATTAAGTCTCCTTCTTTAGGTCTAGTCGTCAACTCTACTTCATAATCTGTTATTCTTTCTCTATCAAT